CCTCTAGCAGCAATAACCTTATCAGCAAAGGTTGTTGTTAATAAAACTGCTTCATCAGAAGAAGAAGTCTGAGGTACAACATGTCTTACATGCCTTTGGTAGCCTCTAATTCTTTTGTACCCACCTTCGATATCAGGCTCGAAGTTCTCTAGCTGTAAGGCTTGACCTGGTTGCATGATGAATGTAGAACGGTTGGCTATTAAGCCTCCTTCGCATACAAATGCAGTAGGTTGTACTCTTGATAAGTCTGCCATTACGTTGTCGTTTCGGTACTAAAATATCCTGCCATGCTTGTTGGTTTTAATATTACTGTTGACCTTACATACTCATATTTATTAACAAGTAGTGTTTGCATATTCTTTATGCCTTGCTCAAATCTAGCAAAGTTTAATTGATATTGTTCTATTTCTCCACGGTACTGATAAGTGTATGCTGTTGCTCCATCTACTATCACTGGGGCGAACCTGTCGGGTATTGTTGTTGTGTCGTCATGAGCAGATAAATCAGCAGGAAATGTAAAGTAATCAAACTTTAATGTGTATCCTTTATTTGGAAAAGGGTACAAAATATAATTGTTATCTAATGTTCTTACAATATGTGAGGGTACTCCCCCATTATCAAATTGTGCTACTTGAACTCCACTAGCTATTGATGCAGCGGTAGTGGAGTTTGCTCCTCTGGTGCATCCTGTAAATGTAGTGCTGGACCCTATAGCAGTATAAGTAATTTGTTCGTTAGCAATATGTAACGTACCAGATGCAGAAAAGCCAGATGTACTAGCAACTGTTATAGTTGTTACACTATCTGTGTGTGTGGTACTTGTTGTAGTTGTTTGTATTTCATCTTCTTGTTCTACATTGTTAGCAATGTATTCATTGTAAGATAAAGTACTTAGATTTACACCAGATGTACCTAAAGTAGCATTTTTTACAATTCTGGCAGTATTATAATCTACATGTTTGGTTGATGTTGGCACAGTATATTTTACTGTTCCTGGAACTAATGTTTGACTGTTAGTTGCATGATTAAATGGATAACTAAACTCTTTTTGATTAATATATCTTATTGTCTCATTAATTGCATTTTGGGCTTGAACTTGAATACCCCGTGCACTTGAAAAAGTAGCCGAGGTTAATTGAACTTCATTCATTCGTGCCAAAACACTATTTGTTAATGTGAGAAAAGTCTGAGCCATTATTATCCTTATGATAAAGGGCTACCCTAAAGCAGCCCCTTATGTTAAATTTAAGCTAATTGGTCTCTATCGACTTCGTCAGCTGATAAGTCGCCTGGATTGTCAATGTTCATTAACACTGCCCAAACTCTTATTTTTCCGCCTGTAGGGGCTGTACTTGCAGCCTGTAGTTCTAAGTCTATTGTAGTAGACGCGGCTACTACGTTAGGAAAAACTCCAGGAATCATAGTTGCATAAGCACCGACAGCCATAGCGTCAGTGTCCATAGCAGCTACGAACTCATCAATATCAGCGCCAATACCGCCTGTTGAAGCATCCGTGATACCTAAGTTAAACGTAGTATCGTTTGACTCCCCTGTAAGTAACGCCTCAACTTCATAGCCTACTGCCATGAGAAGAGTGTTTGCAGGTATAGTAAATACCTTTAAGATATCGTCAGCAGCGATTGCAGTGTGAGCTGCGTTTTCTACTGCGATATCAATAGTGTTACTTACTAAGTAAGGTGCAGGAGCAGATGGTCTGTGAACTGCCTGAAGGCTAGTAGTATAAGTTGCCATTAGTTATTCTCCCTAAGCTGCTGTGTTATACTTAGCAGTTACGATTGCTTCAGGACGAAGAATCTTTCTGCCGTATAAGTGCATTCCGCGAACAATGTCCGCAAACGAATCAGGGTCTCTATAAGACTCAGTTTTCGTAATCTGTGAAGCAGAAGCTACTGATGAAGAGTGACCAGCAACAATTCCTCCATAATCTGTATTCTGATTAGCTGTACCTGTTGTAGCAGGACCTCCTCCGACTACAGGTAAGTTATTAGATACATAGACATCAAAGCCATGTAATCTAGTAACAACTAGACCTTGTCTTAGAGCGTCTCCAGCAGCACCAAAGTCAGAATCAAGCATTCTTGAGCTTTCATCCTTTAGTATCTCTAGGAATACTGGGTCAACAACTAGCCATCTATTTTCGTTATCTACAAACTGTGTATCTAACAATCTAGCCATTCTTGCAACAACTTGTAATGGAGTAGCAGTTGCAGTTGCTACAGCAGTAGCACCAGGCAATCTTGTTGCTATTGGTATTGAGTGGTCTCCAGCACTTGATGTTGTGATGTTGGCAAAACTACTTTTGATTAGCTTCATGCTTGATAACAATTCATCAGTACCAGCAGTTGAAACAGCAACAGTACCATTAGTAGAAGTGTTAACTCCATCAGCATTTATATTTAACGCTGATTGTGCATAACCTGCTAAGTAGCCTAAAACTTCTTGGTCGTGTTGGTCACGAAGTCTGTAACCAGCTCTGTCAGAAGCCATTGACTCAAAGTTTACATGACTGTGAGCTTCCTCAATGTCATCTACTTTAAAAGCAAAATAGTTAGCTTTATCTACGGTGAGAGAAAATTCCTCATCGTCTAGGTCTTGTGGCTGAATAGTTGTGCCACGGGCATAAGATTTAACAGTGATTTCTGGTTCTTTAATAATTTTTACAGTATCACCATAATTCGCAATCTCTCCAAAATAGTCAGAGTTACAAATTGTTTCTGCTATTGAAGATTTACGAAAAGCTTGCTGAACCTTTTGGGAGTAAATAATGGGGCTAAAATTGCCATTAGGTAAATTCCCGTATCCAGCTGCTGTAGTAAAAGCCATGATAATTCTCCTTGGGCTTAAAAAATACGAGTTGCATACAATCAAAAAGGCTAGCTAAACATTAGGTGTCCGTAAGGGGCTAAATAAAACTAGGTAGTTTTTTAGTAAATAATTCGTGATGTGGGTAGTTTGCAGGTAGTCATACTATGTATGGGCTGCGGAATATATACATTTTGTAACACATTATGGAACAAATGTAAAGTAAAAAATTAACTATTTGGTCTACTCATATCATATATGAAGTTTCCTGACCTAATAGCTTCAGTAATTGCTTCTTCATTAGCTGCAAATTGATGACCTTTCATCTTAGCAACATCAGACTCTCTAA